ACGTGGTCGAGGAAGGCCGTCGGATCGGCTCCGTAGCCGACATCCAAGTTGGGGACATGAGCGCGCAGGCCCCTGTGGGTACGACGCTGGCCCTGCTGGAGCGCAGCCTGAAAGTTATGTCTGGCGTCCAAGCCCGCTTGCACGCTGCCATGAAGAACGAGCTCCGCATCCTCGCCCGGGTGGTCCACGACCACATGCCGGAAGAGTACTCCTACGAGGTGGACGAGGGCTCAAACCGCAAGGAAGACTTTGACGGGCGTGTAGACATCATCCCCGTGTCTGACCCTAACGCTGCTACAATGGCGCAGCGGATCATGCAGTACCAAGCGGCTCTGCAGCTGGCTCAACAGGCCCCGCAGCTGTACGACATGGGTAAGCTGCACCAGCAGATGCTAGGTGTGCTGGGTATTCAGGACGCCAGCGAGATCATCAAGCTGCCGGAAGACATCAAGCCGATGGACCCGGTTGCCGAGAACATGGCCATGCTGAAGCAGGAGCCGGTGAAGGCGTTCCTGTACCAAGACCACGAGGCACACATCGCTGCCCATATGGCCGCTATGCAGGACCCGAAGATCGCTCAGATGGTGGGGCAGTCTCCGTTTGCTTCCGCCATCCAAGGCGCTGCAGCGGCCCACCTGACCGAGCACTTGGCCTATCAGTACCGCAAGGAGATCGAGGCTTCTCTGGGCGTCCCGCTGCCGCCCGAAGGTGAACCGCTGCCCGAGGACGTGGAGATCGAGCTGTCCCGTGCCGTGGCCATGGCCGCAGGCAAGCTGCTGCAGAGAAACATGGCTGATGCGCAGGCTGCACAGGCCGAAGCTCAGGCTCAAGACCCGCTCACGATCATCCAGCAGCGCGAACTGGACATCAAGGACCGTGAGACCACGATCAAGGAGCAGGAACTGCAGCACAAGATCGCCCACGACACCAAAAAGCTGGAGATCAACGCCGCTACGAGCGCTGGGAACCTCTACATCCAGCAGGAACGCGTCGAGAGCGAGAACGAGCGGTCTGCAGCCAACACCATGGTCAAGATCGCCACCGACGCCACGCGGGAGAACCTCAAGGCACAGATCGAGGGCACGAAACTGGCCATCGAGGCCGCGAAAACCCTCCGCCAACCGCTCAATAACGGGCAAGAATGATGGAACACACGGTTTGTACCCTGCTTTTGCGTGAGTTTGGTGAGCGGAAAGAGGGTCTGAAGGAGTTCTTGGCGTCTGGTGGTGCCCAGAACTACGAGGCGTATTGCCGTGCCGTAGGAGAGTATTCTGCCCTTCAGGGAGCAGAAAACACCGTTAAGGACCTAGAGAAAAGATTTATTGAAGACTGATACAGTCTGAGATACTTCTTTTGGCTACGTGGATAACCCACGCAAGGCGCTGTGAGCCTTAATCACTGCAGGAGTGACCATGTATACGGCTAACAAAGTCGAAGACGAGCAGCTTAAGGCGAAGCTGCCAGAGCCCTCTGGATACAGACTGCTCATCGCCGTCCCCGAGATCAGCGAGAAGACCGAAGGTGGAGTCTTCATGCCGGAACAGCTGAAAAAGGCTGAGGAAACGGCGTCCATCGTAGGTTTCGTCGTCAAAGCTGGCCCCGAGGCGTACAGCGACACGAACAAATTCCCGTCGGGCCCTTGGTGTAAAGAGGGCGACTTCGTGATCTTCCGGTCCTACTCGGGCACCCGGTTCAAGGTGCTGGGTAAGGAGTTCCGTCTGATCAATGATGACACCGTAGAAGCGGTGGTTGAAGACCCACGGGGGTACAGCAGAGCATGACCGACGACATCGAGATTGAACTGGACGGCGACGACGGCTTCGAGATTGAGATTCAGGACGATACGCCTGAGAAGGATCGCGGTAAGCCGAAGGCTGAGGCTACAACCGACAAAGCCGATTCCGGTGCAGATGACGACGACCTTGAGGGTTACTCCGAGAGCGTCAAGAAGCGCATCAACAAGCTGAAGTTCGACTACCATGCCGAGCGTCGGGCGAAAGAAGAGGCTGCGCGGCTCCGTGAGGAAGCCATCTCGTATGCTGACAAGGTCCGCAAGGACTACGAGCAGCTGCGTACCGCGTACAGCGAGGGTGAGACCGCCTTCGTGGGCCAGACCAAGGCCCGTATCGCGAGCGAGCTTGCCAGCGCCAAGGCCGAGTACAAAGCGGCCTACGAGAGCGGCGATGCAGATGCTGTCATCGCGGCCCAAGAAAAGCTGATCCATCTGCAGGGTGAAAACACCCGGGTGAACAACTACCGCCCGCAGCAACCGGCTCCCGTAGCGGCCCCCGCCGCAGCCCAACCAGCCAAGCCCACAATCGCAAAACCCGACGACCGGGCTATGAAGTGGGCTGAGGAGAACGCGTGGTTCACCAAGGACAAAGCTATGACAGGCTTCGCTCTGGGGCTTCATGAGGACCTAGTCTCTCAGGGCATTGATCCGAAGAGTGATTTGTACTATTCTAAGATCAATGCTGCGGTTCGCCGCACATTCCCAGATAAGTTTGACGATGTGCCAACTGAGGAAAAAGCACCGCGTCGTCAGGCTGGCCCCGTGGTTGCCCCTGCTGCTCGCAGCACAAAAAGCCCGCGCAAGGTCGTGCTTACCTCCACTGAGGCCGCTCTCGCCACGCGTCTCGGTGTCTCTCTCCAAGTTTACGCGGCGCAGAAGCTGAAGGATATGCAAAATGGCTGACCGGACCCCACGTACCCTCGAGACTCGCGAAAACACGAGTCCGCGCAAAAAAACGTGGAAACGACAGTCCATGCTGCCTACCCCCGAACCTCGTCCCGGCCTAAAGTTCCGGTGGGTTCGCACCTCCACACTGGGTAATGCAGATATGACGAACGTGTCGTCCCGGTTCCGCGAAGGTTATACGCCCGTCCGGGCGGAAGACTATCCTGAGCTGCAAATCATGTCGGATGTTGATTCTCGCTTTAAGAACAACATCGAAGTCGGTGGCCTGCTTCTCTGCAGCATTGCTGAAGAGGATGTAGAAGCGAGGGTCGAAGGCCAGCTTGAGATGGCGCAGAGCCAGATCGATGCGGTTGACCGGAACTTCATGCGGGAAAACGACTCACGGATGCCGGTGCTTCGGCCCGAGCGTTCGAGTAAGACCTCGTTCGGTAAGTAATTACCGGAAACCGAAACATAGATGAAGGAGAGAACCTATGGGTTCGATCAACGCTCCCTTCGGTCTGAAGCCTAACGGCCTGTTCGGAAACACTTCCATGGAAGTTTTCCAGCAGTACCCGATTGCCTCGGGCTACGCTGTTAACATCGCCGCTGGCGACCTCGTTCAACTGGTTGACGGTGGTACGGCGACGACCATCGAAAAGCAGACCGCTACCGGTAACACCTCGACCACCATCAACATGGTCGGCGTATTCGTCGGTTGCACCTACACCAACCCGACCACCAGCCAGATCACCTTCGACACTCTGTGGCCAACCGGCACCGTAGCTGCGGATGCTATGGCCTATGTGGTCGTCGATCCGGACGCGACGTTCTCGATTCAGGCTTCGGCTCTGATCACGAACACGAACGACATCTACGGCAAGAACGCTCAGGTCGTGCAGACCGCAGTGAACACGACGTTCAAGATTTCGCGTCTGTCTCTGGATGTGTCCACGCTTGGTACGCAGGCTACCCTGCCGATCCGTGTCGTCGATTACGTGGGCGGCTCTCGCGGCGATGAGCGTGGGACTGCTTTCCCTCTGCTTACCGTCAAACTGAACTATACCCAGTTCAGCACCACTACTGGCGTATAAGGAGGGCTAACAGATGGCAATTTCGCGCGCACAGGCACTCAAAGAACTCCTGCCGGGTCTTAACGCCCTGTTTGGTCTTGAGTACGCCAAATACGAAAACGAGCACTCCGAGTTCTACGAGACTGAAACCTCAGAACGTTCGTTCGAGGAAGAAGTTAAGCTGTCGGGTTTTGGAGCTGCTCCGGTGAAGCCGGAAGGCTCCTCCATCACCTACGACAACGCACAGGAATCGTTCACCGCTCGTTACAACCACGAGACGGTGGCCATGGGCTTCTCCATCACGGAAGAAGCTATGGAAGACAACCTGTACGACTCGCTCTCGGCCCGCTATACCAAGGCGCTTGCTCGCGCCATGGCGTACACCAAGCAGGTCAAGGCAGCTTCGCTGCTGAATACGGGCTTCACCACGTTCCAATCTGGCGACGGCGTGACCCTGTTCAACACGGCGCACCCGACCGTTGCTGGTGGGAACAACGGCAACCGCCCGACTGTTGACGCCGACCTCAACGAGACCTCTCTCGAACAGGCCGTCATCGACATCGCAGCTTACAAAGACGAGCGTGGTCTTCTGATCGCTGCCCGCCCGCGCAAGCTGATTGTTCCGCCGTCGCTGATGTTCGTGGCTACCCGTCTGCTGCAGACGGAAAACCGTGTTGGCACCGCCGACAACGACCTCAACGCTCTGAAGACGAACGGTTCCATCCCTGATGGCTACCGCGTGAACCACTACCTGACGGACAATGACGCGTGGTTCCTGACCACCGACATCCCGAACGGTATGAAGCACTTCGTCCGTGTCGCCCTATCAACTTCTATGGACGGGGATTTTGACACAGGCAACGTTAGGTACAAATCGAGAGAGAGATACAGTTTCGG